ACGGTGGTAGGACGGCAGATTGTCCTCGGTGAGCAGGTTGGTGATCATCGCGGCCTGCGCGACGTCGGAGAGCTTGGACTGCTCCGGGTCGTAGTCCTTACCGCCGAGCGCGGCGAAGTTACGGCCTTCGTCCCACGGCACGTAGTCGTGGGGATGCCATTCGCGCGCCATCGAAATGTGACGGTTCACGTTGTCCTCGGCAGTGGGCACCAGCTCTTGCAGAAGCTCGAGCTGTGTCAGATCCCTCGCCATTAGATCGCCTCCATAGATTGCGTACGACCGGTCCAGCTTACGGCACCGTAGGTTCGGTGTGAACCGTGTCGCGGCTGTTCACTTGCTGTTCGAGCAGTCGTGACGACCGACATCGGCCGATGTGGGGATCTTCGCGACTGCTGCAGTTCTCCCTGCACGTCGCTGCGGACGGGCCGATCGTTACCCCGAGTGTACGGACCGGGTGCCGCCGAATGCAGTTCGGCGGAAGGGTGTGTGGTGCCCCCAGTAGGACTCGAACCTACGACCTGCGGATTAAAAGGCCCACGATTCACACCCTCCGACCGGGAGTGCTGCACGAACTGAGGCCGACCGGATGACGCGCCTGTTCTGCGCCGGCTGCGGTGAGTTCATCCGGGAAGTGTCCGGGTCTGCGCCGCCCGTTCCGGTCTGGCACTGGTCTTGCCAAACATTCGGTCGGTCTGTCCGTTTTGGTGTAGATGTGACAGATGAGCACTAACGCGACTATTGACCAGTGGGAGATTTTCCAGCACGGCCAGCGGCGATCGGAGCTGACCTCAAGCGAGCGCATCCGAGTGCTGCGCCAATTCGAGCGGGAGGCGAAGCTGAACCCGGCGTTCGCGCAGCCGATCGACATCCTGCGCTGGTACGCCTCACACCCCGAGTGGAAACGCAGCACCCACTACACCTACAACTCGTACATGGCGAGCTGGTTCAAATGGCTTCAGATGCAAGACATTCGAGTCGACAACCCGATGCTGAAAATAGGGACGATCCGGCAGCCTAAGCGCAAGCCCCGCCCCGTGGCCGACACACACCTGATGACACTGCTGAAAACGAACATGCACCACCGCACGCGCGTGATGATCCTGCTCGCCACGCTGGCCGGCCTCCGCTGCATCGAGATCGCAGAGTTCCGCGGTGAAAGCATCGACCTCGAACGCGGCCGCATGCTCATCCTCGGCAAAGGTGGCGACGAGAAGTGGGTACCGCTACACCCGATCCTGGCGACCACTGCCGAGACCATGCCGCAACGTGGCTGGTGGTTCCCATCGAACAAGACACGACCGGGGCAGCACGTGACCCGAAAGTCCGTGTCCCAGTGCATCGGTGACGTGTTCCGCCGCGCCAACGTACCGGGCTCAGCACACCCGCTGCGACACTGGTACGCGACGACCCTGCTGGAGGACGGAGCCGATGTGCGAGTGGTGCAAGAGTTGATGCGCCACGGCTCGATCACCTCCACGCAGGGCTACACCGGAGTCAGCGACATCCGCATGCGCGCCGCAATCGACAAGCTAGACCTGTTCCGTGCCGTAGCCTGACCGCCATGCGGATTGTCCTGTTCGCGGCAATAGCCGCACTCATCCTCACCGGTTGCTCGTCACCTTCACCGAAGCCAATGCCGGCACCGACCACCACACAAGCCGCGAAGCCACGCGCCAGCGGTGTCGTCAGCCTCGGGCTGGACTACGTAGACGCCACACCTCCACGCTGCGAAGGTAAAGATCGAGGTTGGTTGGCATCGTTTCACGAGGGCGCACAGGTCATCGTGCGCGCCGGCGAGGAGACCGTGGGAGTCGGCTCCCTGTCAGCGGGTACAGCGCAGACCGACCGCTGCGACTTTGCATTCGAGGTCGCAGCGGTCGAGCCAGGGCGCGGTTTCTACACCATCACCATCGGCGCAGCCCAGCCCTACACGCTCAGTGAAGATGACCTAGCGGCACCAATCGGGATGGGCTTCGGGCTTTAGCTGAGCGTCACAAACGTGCCGCTCGTGGACACGGCGCGGCCACCGGTGAGGCCGGCGACGTAGCCCTCGACCGTGATGAGCCGATCGGTGCCGGCAGCCGGGATGGTCACGGTGGTGGTTGGTGCCTGACCGCCGGCGGGAGCGGTGCCGACCACCACGCCGTCTGCAAGGACGCGGCACGAGTTGACCGCGTTGCTACCGCCGTAGGTCACCTGCACCACAGCGGTAGCGACCACCCCCGCCGGCAACACGAGCCCATTGTTGACCACAGTCGCGCCGGCGCGCGCAGCCCACCCGGTGATCTGAGACCACGTCGACCCGCCAAGGGTTTGGCTACCGGACTTGTCCATGCCGGCACCGGCGTACGCCTGCCACACCAGATCGCTTCCGATGTACACGCGGGACACCGGGTCGGCACCGATGTAGACGGAACTGACTGCGGTGTCACCGATTTGGAGTGGCATCAGCCGACGATGTAGTAGGCAGTGGTGGCGTCCTTCGCGGCGAGCGCGGCGTACGCAGCGGCGGTGATCTTGCGGACGGTGGCGATGCCGGCACCGTTCTGCACACCACCGGCGGGGCCGGCCGGACCCTGGACGCCCTGGTCACCTTTCGGGCCTTGCACACCCTGGTCGCCCTTGACGCCCTGGTCACCCTTCGGGCCGGGGACTGTCGACGCAGCACCTTGCGGTCCCTGTGCACCTTGCGGTCCTTGCAGGCCACGGGGGCCTACCTGGTAGGGGCGGTCGTTCCACGGGGCGACGCCGTTGCCGACCTTGAGAAAGCCCGTGTCGGTCTCGCAGCCGAGTTCGCCGGCAGCGAGCACCGGGTTCTGTGCTGTCCACTCCGCTGCTGTGGCGCGGAGCTGCTGAATGCGTTTGCGGTCGGCCATCAGAGCGTTCCTCCATCGAGTAGGTGCGTAACAGTTTCGTTGGGGTGACCGCCGTCGACCAGACCTTTCGACGGGGCGAAGATCGTGCCGGCGTCGGTGTCACCGAGCGCGATGAGCGGCACCGGGGTATCGGGCAGCCAGTACACCTGAGAGCCGGTCACATCGAACCGGAGCTCCACCGTCCACGAGCCCGGTTTGATCGTGTGGCTGATGCGTCGTATGCGCTGCACGTACGGGACACCGAGCCGGCGCACCACGATCGCATCGAGTACGTCGAGCTTCGACACGAGCGCCCGTTCGGCCGCTGTCACGATGGGCAGGGTGATCGAGCGGGGGCCGGTCTTCTCGACGCTGTACTGATCGAGGATCGCCGTCGCCCATGTTGCGAAGTTCGAGCCGAAGTTGCCGGCCTCGATGTCCACCCACGCACCGGAGCCACGAACCACGGGGAACGTGCGCGACGACAAGCCCAAAGCTTCGATCGACGCCTCACGTCGGTACTCAGCGGTCTGAGTGCGGCCGGCGATGAAGTCGAGCTTGGCAGGCGGGTCGTCACTGCCGACATAGCGGTCGGTGAAGTCCTCCGAGTCCAGCAGGTTCTCGGTGACGCGGACGGCGTTCACGAGATCCTTGGTGTCCGAGCCGAATTCTGCGTTGATCGAGTACGACATATGACCTTCGCGGGGTTCATCGGACACGTCGAGCGCGACGGTGGCCGGCAGCGCGGACAGCACCTCGAGCCGATCTTCGCGGGTGATCCGCAGGAACCCTTTGCGGGCGTTGCGGGCCATCACGAGCGAGGTGAGGTAGGTCAGCTTCTCGTCGGCGTACGACGGGTAGGCACCACCCCACGGGGGCAGCGGGCGGGGCGGGCCGGACACATCGACGCCATCGACGCTGACGGGGATGCCGAGCCGGTTGAGCGCTGGCACGTACTTCGCGAACGTGTCGAACGCAGCAGGGCAGGGCTCACCGAGCCGGGCATGGCTGTCGTGCACGCCGATCTCCACCTGCGGCACACGGCCGATTCCGGGGACGATGCGACGCGACCGGACGCGGCCGGCGGCGATGACCGTCAACCCGACGCCATCGGGGTCCAGTGCGATGATGCGGACCCGTTTGCCCACAGTCACTTTCGGGTCGACGGTGGCTGATGCGAACTTGATTCGCTGCACGCCGAGATCGGCCTCGATCTTCTCCGTTTTGACCTCCACCACGTCATCGGTGATCGTCTCGTAGGTGTAGCGGTAGATGCGGTTTTGCTCCTGTGTGCGTGTCTGCCACGTCGCGGCCGGCGGGCCGGACGGGATTACCTGAGGCAGTACCGTGAGCGTGAGAGGATTCGCATTGCTGAATGTGAAGTAGTTCCACGTCGCACCGATGTAGAGCACGCCGGCTTTCTTGGCCATGTACTGCGCAGAGACAGGCGCGCCAGTTGTGTTGGCGCGCAACCAGATCGTCAGATGAACCTCGCTCACGCCGGCGGGCACGACAGCCGGCGAGACCGTGGGCAGAGTGTGCGAGGTCTGCTGCGATCCGAGCGCTGGCTGAAAGTTGCTCACGTATTCCAGCAGGGGGGTCGCCACCTGGTCGACGGTGCCGTACTCGTCCTCGGTGCGGCTGATGCCGTATAGGGTGCACACGACAGAGATGCCGGTCTGATTGTCGTTCTCGTCGCGTGCCCACGTCGAGCCGGAACGCCGTATGCCGAACTGTCCGCTGAAGCTCACGCGGTCCCCCGGGGTCACGGGGGTGGGCATGCGTGTCTGGACGATCACCGGCCCTAAGCTGGTGTCCGAGTCAGAGCTGACGGTGCTCGTCGTCGTGCCGGTGACATCGGTGACGGTGCGGGTCGAGCCCGAGCCCGAATAGCTGACGTTCAGGTTCAGCGAGGTCGCCACCGATGCGCCCGTGAGGGGCTGGTCGCGGCGGTCGGTTGCGAACAGACCCTTGCCGGCGAACGGTGTGGTCACGTTGCGCAGCTCTGAGTTCTCCTGCGCTGCAAGCAAGGACAGCATTGGTATGCCGGCAGGCGGATAGAGGGCCGGGGTGATGCCGTCCGGTACCCACACCTGTTCGCGGGCCGTCTCGACTTGCACTGCCACCATCGTGGCATTGGTGAACTTAGACACTGATGGTCTCCGATCCACCGACAGCCGATGCGTACGCGCCGAGCACGTCGCGGACCTCGCGGCCGATCACCACCGGGTCGGCCATCAGGCCGGCCTCGACCGTGACGTGCACGACCTGTTGCACACCGACGCCACCACTGAGCCCGATGTTCGGAACCAGCTCCTCGTCGAATCTCTTCGTCACTGCCTGCGCCAGTGACGACGCCTCGGTGATCAGCTCTCGGCGTTGACTGCCGAGACCGTCGATGAAGCCACGGACCATCGCCTGTCCGTGCGGAATGAGCATGATGCGGTCGGCCGCAATTCCCTTGCGGCCCTTATATACCCCCTTGTTCGCGGCGGCTACCGCACCCAAGTTTGCGGCGGCGGCAGCCACCGCGCCGGCCTGCGAAGCGAGGCCGGCCGCGAAGCTGGCGCCCGCAGCGGAGCCCTGAGCCGACAGGTCCACGGATACTCCTTGCGCGGCTGCTGCCATCGACGCGGCGGCAGCAGACACAGCACCAGCGGAGCCGGCCAGTCCCGACGCGAACGAATTGCCGGCCGCTGCACCCTGAGCAGACAGGTCCACCTTCGCGCCACCCGTGTCGATCTCCACCGGTACTTTCACCGGTGGCGGGGGCTGAATGGTGAGCGAGCCGATACCTGCTGTGTCGTACTGCACAGGCACCTTGAGCGGGGGTATGTCAGGCATCGCGATGTTCTCCAGCGAGACCTCGGTCTGAATTTCAACCGGTGCCGGCGGCGGGGGCGGGGGCGGCAGCGGGGCCGGCGTCAGCGGCACCTCCACCGGTGCAACCGGAGCGGGTGGCGGCGGCATCGGACCCGGCATGATGTCCACGACGACGGGAGCGACCTCGGGTGGCGGTGGCACCTGACCGTCGAACGTGATCCCAAGCGGCACGGGAGGCATGTCGGACGGCGGTGCCACGGGCTCCAGCTCGCCGGTAAGGGGGATGGTGAACGAGGGCGGCGGCGGCGGTGCCGGCTCCTGAAACTCACCCAATAGCGGCAGCGGGGGCAGAGTGGCAGGCAGGGTGGGCTCGACGGGGATCGGGATACCGCCGCCGGATGCGCTGCCACCGAATGCGCCGGCCACCAATCCCGCGAGACTATTCGGGTCGGTGGTCGGTGGCTTGAGTTCGGTGGGTATCTCGATGGGCTTGCCCGACCACTCGATAAGGCCGATCTTGTCGAGAAAGCCGTTGATCTCGTCGCCGAATGCGTCGAGGTTCAACATCTGCCCTAAGGACGCGGCGTCGGCGGCTTGGTCACTGAGGAAGTCGCCGATCGAGGACCCGATGTCGCCCACCGCTTTGGCGGCCTCGGTGAACTTGGTGATGTCGCCCGTGATGCCTTCGAGGAATCCGGTGACACTTTCGCCGTCGATACTCCCGACAAGGTCACCGAACGCGTTGGCCATATCGGCAATGCCGTCGACGGTGCCCGAGAAATCAGCGCTGCCCATCTCATCGAAGAACGAGCCGATGCCGCTCGTGAACCCATCGAGGGCACCGGAGTCGAGGAACCCCATCACGTTCTCGAAGCCCTTGGCCATTGACACGATCGAGTCACCGGCACCGTCAATAATTCCGGGGATCATTCCAAAAACGCGTTGTGCGCCTTGAACTATGGCCGGGTCACCTAGTTTTTCGGTGAAGTTGCCGAAAGCTTGAATGTATGAGGGGACGTTGGAGATCAGATTCTTGATGTGCGGCTCAGCGGCACCGAACGCCTTCTCCATCGCGGGTCCGACTTCGGCGGCGATGGCCGGCATTTTTCCGGACAGCTCACCGACGAGGCGGGCTGCGCCGGCGGTGACGACATCGAGACTCGGCCGTATCTGATGGAACGCGGCACCCACCGATGTAGCGAGGTCCACGAGCGGTTGCTGCACCGGCTCGGATATCTCTTTCATGGTGTTGACCACGTCGTCCTTCATGAACGTGAAGTGGTCCTGCACCTTCTGAGATGTTGCCGCCGAGATAATCGGTATGGCAGCGAGGGCACCACCGACGCCGACCGACATCGCGCCGGCGGCAGCGGTGACCGCACCGAGACCTGCGGCGGTGGCGAACACGCCGGCACCGGCAGCACCGGAGATCAGCGGGGCGAGAGCGGTGGTCATGGCGGCCAGCAGTGGGGCCGCTGCGCCGGCCGACCCGCCCATCTTGGCGAGGCCCGATGCGGCGCTGCCGCCGGCGTTGGTGCCGAGCCGGATCGTGTCATCGTTGAGGGCGAGTAGTGCCAGCCGGAACGCGGCGAGTTCCGCTGCTGCGCCGGCGGTGTCAACGTCGAGGTTGATCGTGACGTTGCGCGGTACGGCGGCGATGAACGCTGCGAGTTCTGCTGCGGCGGTGCTGGTGTCGAGATCGAGGTTGATACGAGCGTTGGCGTTGCCGAGCGTGGACGCGGCGAGGGCGGCGCGGAACCCGGCGAGATCGGAGTCGATGTCGACGTTGATCGAGCGGTCACGGAGGCCGGCGAGTTCGGCCTTGAGGATGTTCAGCTCGGTGCGGTCGACATCGACGGTGACCTTGACGCGGGTGTTGCGCAGAGCGTCCATCTTGCCGCGCAGTGCCGCCAGCTTCGCGTCGTTGACGTTCACGTCCACGGTCACGTCGCCGTCGCGCATCGCGGCGAGCTTGGCCTTGAGGGCGTTCAGTGCCCCGTCGTCCACGTCGACCGTGACGGTGGCCTTCGAGTCACGCAGCGATGCGATCGCAGCCTTGGTGCGCTCGATCGCCTGAAGCAGGTCACGCTCGTGACCGTTGATGTAGATATCGACGGAATTACTCACCGCTCAAGTCCTCCCGCAGCTCCACCGGTAGCGGTAGAGGTTCAATTCCGTTGTCGGCCAACTGTCCTCGCAACCGGGCAATGTAGTACCGGCCGGCAATTTTCCACTCATCCAACCGTGCGACCTGCCTGTTGAGAGTGCCGTTCGATTTCACGAGCGCCATCACGTTCTCTGTCTGTACACGGCCGCGCACTGAGACGACTGTGGCGACGGCGGTGGCGATCGCGCCGATGGCTGCTGCGACGATCGCGGCGATGTCCATTACTTCACTCCGAGTGCCGCCCACAGGCGCATAGTTCCGACGTTGGCTGCGACACACGACACGAAGGCGATGACGCCCACCATGATCGGCGTCGGTGGGACGCTGCGCAGTGGGGCGATGATCAGGCAAAAGCCCCAGAACGACCAGGCGAACACGACGAAACCGTGTGCGACGAGAATCGAACTGCGCCACCATGCGCAGATAACGAGGGCAACGCCGGTCAGGCCGAACAGGAACGGCCACACGGGGAATGCCGATTCGATCAGCACCACCAGGGTCTCCTGGCCGGCGGGAAGGGGCCGGCGTACGAGGGCTTCGGGGCCGGCGTAGAGGATGCCGACTGCGATCGCGCCGAGACCGCACAGGGTCGACAGCAGTCGAGCTGCTGCGAGCACGGCGCGTTCGTTCATCAGCGGCCGATCTTGCGCTGACCGAACGCCAGTACGGCCATGATGCCGGCTACTCCTGCGCCGTAACCGAGTGTCTTCCAGTCACCGCCGTCGAGCAGATCGAAGTCCGGGCCGCCGATGGTGTCCGCGACGAAGCCGAGCACCGTCGACAGCCCCAACGCAACGACGCCCTGCACCGCTGTGCGGGACGCTGCGGTCTTCGCGGGCACTGTGGCTACCGGAGGCGGTATGCGCACCTCATCGAGTGGCACGTTGCGATTGAGAGCCCGCGCGATGATCGGAGTCAGCTGCTCGAACCGAGCGTCGAGCTCGGGACCCATGACGCGCATGATCTCGTTGCGTACTTGATCGAGGGGGCCTTGTGGTGCGGTCATGATTTCTCTTCCATGAGCTGTGCCTCGGTGGGCAGGTCGGTGCGGAGCAGGTAGCTCGCTGCTGCGGTGGTGCCGGCGACGACGCCGATCACCACCGCAGTCGCGAGAGTGTGGAGCGCCCTCACAGTCCGAGAGCCTTGAGAGTGGCCGGCCCCGCAATGCCGTCCACGAGCAGATTCGCGCGACGCTGAAACTCGCGTACGACGCCCTCGGTGGCCGGCCCGAAGTCGCCGTCGGCCACGAGCCGGGAGTACCGGGGATAGTCCCGGTTGAGCCGGTCCTGGAGCCGGCGCACCGCATCGCCTGTCGAGCCACGCATCAGCAGTCCACCCACGCCAGGGTTGGGGACCACGACGGGGTTGAGGGTCGGTGCGGTCGCGCCGTAGAGGCCGAACTTGCCGGCGCGCAGCTCGTTCGCGAAGTCGACGTACGCCTGCATCGGCTTGCCCTTGGCGACCTGGTAGTGCATCTCGTCTACCGGGTTGCCGCCCCAGCAGTCACGGCCCCAGTCGATGAGCCACGCAAAGTCGGCCTGCAAAGCCTTCACGTCGTTGACCATCGCCTTGGCCATCGTGTATCGCCGGAACGGGTACTTGTTCCAGTTCAGGTCAATTCCGGTGCCGGACTTGTGATTCGACGTATACACCGAGTTGGTCTCGGTGTAGCCGCCTTCATCAGATGCGCCACCGGTCAGTGGCTCGATGACGCGGTTGTACATCGCCGCGAAGCTGATGAGCACGAACCCTGCGTCGTGCGGGTGCAGGGGTAGGACGATGTTCGTTCCGGTGATGCCACGTCGTACGACCTTGCTCGGTGGGATCGAGGCCCATCCGTTCTCGGTGGTGACCATCATTTCCTCTTCGCTCGTTTGTTGGCGATCTCGATGAATGCGTTGCGTTCGAGCAGGGTCAGCTCCTCGAACACGGTGGGCGACTGGCCGGTCAGCATGCAGAACTCGGCCAGTCGCTTGGCCTCCCGCTTGGCTAGTTTGCGGGCGCGTCTTTTGGGTCCGAATCTTCCTCGACCACACCGGCATTCACGCGTGCCTCTGCGTAGCTGGTGTTGTCGAGGTAGAGGTCCCAGCCGGCCTGTTCTTCTTTGGTCCAGTTCTTGATCTGGTGTGGCTGCAGAAGGGAGACGTAGCCGACGGCAAAGATGAGCTGAATGTTGTCGCTCTCGGCGACCTCGGCCCCGGTGAGGTGCTGCACTCGCTTGAGTGCGCGGCCGGTGAGTCCCTGCAGTCTGTCCTGGAAACCGTTGCTGCTCATAGTCCTGCGTCTCTCTTTCGTTGGATGACTTCGCGTTTCACGCGGATAACGGCGAAGGGGGTGACCCGTTCTAGGGTGATGAACATGAAGGGGTAGGGCGCTTGTGGGTCCCAGCGGGTGCCGGCGTGGTTCATGGCGACGTAGATGCCGCCGCCGTGCGACTTCCGGCCAGCGCCGCCGGCTTTCGCGTAGGCCCGCATGTTCGAGCCTTTGGCGCGGATCGACTTCTTTGTGCGGCCGGAGTAGACCGGGGCGAGGACGTTCGCGATGGTGAACGTCCTCGCTGCGATCTGGTCGAACGCCGGCTTGAGTTGTCGAACCGTCTTGTAGAAGACCGTCAGCTTGTCGAGCAAGGGTTTCTTGCCCTCGATCGACAGCTCGATCTTCATGGTGGCCATGAGTTACGCAGCGGCCGTGATCTTCTCGGGAACGCCGGTGCATTCCCACTCGACCTCGAACTCGAACTCTTCGTCGGCGTCTCCACCAAATCCGGGCTTCGAGGCGATCGTGGCCACTCCCTTGAAGTGCGGCTGGTCGGCCGTGGGGACTGCGTTGCCGTAGGGGCGGGCGATGAAGTCGACCTCTTCGCCGGCGTGCTCCCACGCGAACGTCCAGAACGATGTGGTCTGGAAGTCCTGGAATGCGGTACCGCGCAGGTACCACGCTTTGGTGTCGCCCTCCTTCATGCGGGCAAAGGTCTTGTAGGCGATGTCCTCGCCGTCGTCGGGCTCGACGCGAAAGCCCTTGATGTCGGTGTTGTACTCGGTGCCCTCGATCAGGATCGAGAGATCCTTACCCTTCAGGCCTTTAAACGGAGCCATTGCGGTCACTCTTCTTTCATGTCGATAGCGATCGACGCTGTGATTTCAGCGCCGAGATATTTCTGTTCGCCCTGTGTGAACTTCGGAGACTCGACCTCGATGTCCCGCATGTACGGCCCTAGGGCGATCAGTGAGCGGCCGATCATGTCGTTCAGGGAGTCGCGCACGGCGTCGTCGGTGCCTCGGCCGGCGACGATCTGGATCATCCAGTTCGTCATGAAGGGCTTGCCGTGGGTGACACCCTCGACGGTGGTCTCGACGGACGGCAGTGCGGGGCACACCACGACGACCGGGGGGACGACGTTCTGCTTTTCCCAGCCCTGCACGGACAGGCCGGCCTCTTTGAGAGTGTCGATGATCGTTGCCTGCGTCTGCGTGAGGTTCATCAGAACGGGCTCACGTATCTGCGTACTTCTCGGATCACGACATTCATTGGGTCCCTTGAGGATCGGGCCTGGACTACGTTCTCGAACCGGTCGGTGTAGGTACTGGGGCCGGCGTTCTGGTCGAAGATCTCGGCACCGACGCTGAGGTACCACCGCTTGCGGGTGGCGACCGGGATCAGGCGGTACGGATCCGAGCAGAAGTCGTCCAGCATCTCGACGGCTGCTGCGAGATCTCGGCCCAGTGCGGTGTCGTGGGTGTCGCCCTGTGCGCCGACGAACGTGCGGAACTCCTCCAGCGACGGCACCGAGTCCGGGTGCGCCGGTGGTGGCGTCGCTGGAGCAGCCATCACGCGTCCCAGGTGATTCGGGTGATGCCCTTGGGCTGCTCGCTGTAGATGCCCTGGTAGCCGTACAGAGAGAAGTCCTTCGTCAGGTTGATGATGTTCTCGTCCTGGAGGCTGAACGGTGCGCCGGCCGATTCCATCGTCGTGATGGCTTCGCGCGATGCCACCGAGCAGTAGCCGGCCGGCAACTGCGGGATGCAGAACACAGGACGCTTGGCGATCTCTCCGACCAGTTCGAGGGAACCGAGATCGAACGAGCCGGCCCAGGTGTTCTGTCCGTCGCCGGAAACGTTGAAGATCGGCCGGCCGGTGCTGTCCTCGATCAGAGCGATTCCCTTGGCCACGTCGCGGCTGACGAGCACGCCATCAGCCTTGAGGCCCTTGGAGTTGTCGTCGATCATCCACGCGGCATCCATCAGCACAGAGATCCACTCGGGGGCGGTCTCGGGCTTGCCGGCCGCGCCGAGCGGGATGACGTTGGTGCGTGCCTCGGCGTCGCCCGCGACGGTCGGCAGCGAGGTGGTGAAGGTGCGGACGTAGAGGTCGAATGCCTCGGCGTACTGGATGCCCATCCACCGCATGCCGGTATCGAGGATCTTCACCTTGGAGCGTTCGATGGCCTGCCGGCTGAAGCTGGTGTAGCCACCGACCGTGCGGACGGTGCCGCTGCCCACTCCGAGCTTGATCTCGAGGTATGCCAGGTCGTCGCCCTCTGCCTGCTGGACGCCGATCGAGCCCTTCTCTTCGAGGACCTTCGCGAACTCGAAGCTGTTGCCGTCCGGCGGCAGCGATTCGCGGCTGAAGAACGTGGACATGGGCCGGCTGCGGTTGGTGAGGCGTAGTTGCTTCTCCAGCCATGCGGGGCGCTCCACGCCGTCTGCGACGACCTGGCCGGTGTAGGCGCGTGTCTCGATCTGCTGTGCCTCGACCGCGTCCATTGCCTCGCGGATCTCGGTGACCTTGTCGATGTCGCCCTTGGCCATTGCCTTGAGCAGTTCGCCACCGGAGCGGGTGTGGAACTCGCGACGGCCACGCGTTTGTGTGCCGCCGCCCTCTTCGAGTACTCCGATCCGGCGAATCAGATCCTTGTTCTCGGTGCGAAGCTGTGTTACCTCGGGATCGGCTGCGATGAGGCGTGCGAGCTCTTCGGGGTCCATACGTGATTCCTGTTCTGTTTCAGCGTTTCTCACGCTCTCGATGACCGCGCCCATGTAGGCCGGCTTTTCTGTGATGGACACTTCGCCGAGTGTCGCTGCGGTGCGGACGAGCACGCCGTCTCGCGTCTCGTGGGTGCCGGGGAGGAAGCCCACCGAGAAGTATTTGAGTACGCCGTCACGGGCGAGTTCGAGCACTTCGTCACCGCGTTCTGTATTGGCGATGCGGCACTCGACGTAGTAGCCCTCGGGGCGGTTTTTGCCGGATATGACAGTGCCGATGGGGAGATCACCGCGTGTCTTCCAGCTATGGTTGGCGTGCACTGAGACGGCCGGCGCGTCGTCCTCGAACACGCCCAGGGCGAACGATTCGCGGTAGCTACCGTTCTTGGTGCGGATCTCGGCCGTCTGGCCGTAGGGGACGGCGATACCGGAGATGATGCGCGTCTGTTCGTCAACGGCGTTGACGGGTGCGCTACGAATCTCGACCTCGGTATCGACTGCGGCAGTGCGGGTTTCCATGTGGTGGTTCATGCGGTCCTCTTGTTCAGTCGGTACCAACGTCGGATCTGGCCCTCGGTCCACTCGGGGCGTTCGTCGGTGACGGCACGCTCGAGGCAGGTGTTCAGTCCGGGGTCGATGGTGTGGATTTCTGCGCCGGCGCGGCGGTACTGGGCAATCATGTTGCGAGGTGGGTCGGTGTCGATGATCCATGCGTCAGTGACGACGCCCATGAGGATCTGGGCGATGGCTGCGTGCCGCGCTTTTTGCACGACACGGCGCATCGGAAGAGGCGTCTCGTGATGGCCGGTGGAGCCGAATGCTGTTGCGAGTCGGTCGAAGTCGACAATGGTGTCACCGGGTGTCGCGTTCTCGGTGATGAACGTGGACTTGCCGGCGCACGGTGGCCCGGTGACGACGTGGATCATGCCTCGATCTCCTTCTGCTGGTCGAGCCGCTCGGAGGCGACCTGCTTCGGTGCCGGCTTCTCGTCACCCCAGTCGACCCGCTTAAGGCCGTCGCGGGCGCGCAGCTCGTTGACGGTGCGGGTGCCGTTGCCGATGTTGGCGGTGTCGACCTCGGCCCGCGTCTTGGAGTCCATACGGAGCAGGCCTGTCTCGTCCAGCTCGACGCGCATGCCGATCGGGATGGCCGCTGTCAGCCCGGACTCGTAGGCGTTCATGTACTTCGCCAGCGTCGTGGTGAGGAACTGCAGTGTCGACTGTTCGAGGTTCTGGTAGGTGCGGGACTCGGTGCCGCCAGGGACCAGTAGGTCGAAAGCTGGTGTGCCGCAGATACGTACGATCTTGCGGTCGATGGCGTCCTGCACTTCGAGCATCTGCGCATCGGCTGGTTTGAGTTGCAGCGACTCGAATTTGAGACCGGCCGACAGGATGACGTTCTGACCGCGGTGCGATTTGAGGAAGTTGTTCCATCGGGTCTGGAGTTCGTCCTGCTGCGGGCCGGACAGGTGCAGGTCGGTGTTGAGGGTGCCGGCGGGTACGCCGGCGTCGAACCATTCGGCTTGGAACTCGGAGAGGGTGATCGCGGCGCGCAGCTCGGTCTGGGCCATCTGCCGTGGTCCGATGCCGCGTGGCTCACCGGTGATCGAGGTGTGCTTGCGGTGGATCACGCGGGATGCGGGAATCTCTCTGCCCATGTGCCCGTAGCGAAGTCGACCCCACGTGCCATCCGGGAGCCGGTCGCGAACGACGGTCATCTCCTCGGGCGAGGTGGGGATCAAGTTGACCGTCTCGGGGTTGCCGACGCGGAGCCAGAAGTACTCACCGTGGTTGAACAGATCGTTGGTGGTGACCTGAGCGAATTCCTCGGCCGGCATATCCAGGTTCGGACTGTTCACGATCGACGGGTACTGCCGGGAGTTCGGGTCGATGATGGCGTCCATGTGATCTCGCACGGTGGCACGCATCGAGGACATCATCGTGTTCACTTCGTCCATCGACCGGGCGTACGCGGAGACCTTCATCGCCTCACGCCATGTGACACCCAATTGCGTTCTGGGAGGGGGCATTACGCCAGCGAGTGGTGAGTCACCGCCAGCCGATCCGACGGACCCGCTGCGTGTTTCCACAGCGGGGCCGAAGCCGAAGAACTTGCCGATTGCGTTCATTGGTGGGGAACGCTAATCCCAAGCGTGTGATTCTCATGTAGAACTTTGCGGGAAAATACTCAGCGGAGAAACGAAGGGCTGCTGCTGTTCTGCCATGAACACGGCCATGACCAGCGCGTATATCGCGTCGATGTCGCCCAAAGATTTATTCATGTCGATGATCACTCCCTGGCCGGCGTTGACGGTGACGGTGCGGGGGATCTGCTGCTTGAACTCTGTGTCGCCGGCATGCTTCGCACGGCCATCCTTGATCATCGAATGCACGGCCACAGTGGCGTTGGCAATGTTGCCTCGGGTCATGTACTCGGCCGGCAGGTGGTGCGTCTTGTCGAGAGCGAGGATGGTCGGTTTCATCGTCTCGGCGTCGGTCACGAACTTGTCGACCTGGACGACGCGGGCGAGCTGAGCGAGCTTCGCCAGCAGCAGCTCGTCGTTGCCGAACGTGATCGTCGCGATGAGCTGTGCGTACACGACATCGTTGTACTTCGCGGCTGCGACGATCGACACGTAGTCCCACGATCGTCGGGACCGAGCGAACGAAATGATCAGCGGTTGCCGGCGAGCAGCGGCAGGGATCGGGCCGTAGGTGCCGGCGAGCCAGGCCGGCATCGACATCCAAATGTTCTCGACGGACACGAACTCGTTGCGGCGATAGCGTCGGTACTCCGATTCGAGCATCGACCGACCTATGCGCAGCTCGTCCTCCAGGTCGAGCCGGCCGGACGAGATGGCCGGATTCGCCTGCCGTAGCGCCTCAGGTTCGTACAGTCCGAGCGCCGGATCTGCCTCCCAGAGGAAGAATCCGAACCGTGGATCGTGGCCCTCTTCCTTCGCAGCGGCCGACCGGCCGACGCGGTAGAGCAGCTTCAACAGCTCGGAATTGTCATCGCCGGCCGTGGTGAAGCCCGCCACCAACGCCTTCGGCTGTGCCGATGCACCGAGCCGCAGCGCCGACCACGCCGCAGCCTTGAGCAAATGCAGCTCGTCCAACAGCATCAGGCAGCCCGAAAACGACTGCAACCCATCGCCATCGCCGGATGCCTTGACCACATAGGTGGCCGGTTTCTTGATGTTGCGGGACTTGATACCGCTGCGATCGGTGCCCTTGAACCGGCGCTTGAGCAGCGGCACATTGTCGATGCAGTAACGGACCTTCGCGTACAGGTTCTTCGCCTGGTCGACGTAGGCCGCGACCGAGATCACTTCGGGCGCACGGGGAACCATGAGGATCAATCCGTACAGTGCGAACACGGCACCGAGCACCGTCTTGCCGTTCTGCCGGCCCATCGAGACCACGACCTGCTGGTACACCAGCTTGCCGCGCAGCTTCTCGACGTGATAGTCCTCGGGGTACTTCTGCAGGATCTCGCGAATGAGCCACTTCTGCCAAGCGTCCAGGCGCATCTCGTCGCCCTGAGCAAACCGGAACACCTTCTCCGAGACGCGAATCAGCTTGTCGCCCTCGGAGTAATCGGGGTTCTCGATCGGCCGCGTGTACACACTCGGCAGCCACGGAGGCAGCTCCTCGACCGGCTCGGTGCGCAGCGAGTCGTCCAGAATAAGCATGGACATCAGATAGCGTCGATCGTTTCATCGAAGTCATCGACATCGTCGTCGCTCTGCTCGGGCTTACGCTTGAGCAGATCCACGAACAGCATGCGAAACTCCTGCGTGAGACCAGTCGGAAGTGTTGCGTGCGCAGCGGTTTTCAGGTCCAATAGCCTTGCTACGTGCAGCAATGACGTGAGCAGCGGGGCCTCGGAGTCGCCCACCCACTCATTCGCTGACAGGAACGTCACGACGGACTGCTCGTACGTCTCACTCAGAACGATCCCCACCGAGACCACCTCCACTCAAACCATCCACCGGAGCATGCATGAATATCCATCCACCATCCATTCGTTCATGCATGAATATGCACTCGCTTTCCGTCCCACTCGTTGGAACTGGACCTCCAGCGGCCCTCGGGGTGCAAGAGCGGGAAGCCCCTCGGTGTCGACTGTCCCCTTGGCAAAAACCAAGGGCTGTCGCCACCCGCCCATGCATGGTTTCCATGCATGACAGTGGATGGTTATGCATGCATGAGTATGCAGTGTTATGCATTGACTTGTCGAGTGCGTCAATGCATCCTTGACACATGAAGAGACCGATGGATACGGCTGAGTACATAGCCTTCGTACGCCGCATCGTGAGGGCAGCAGGGCGCAGGGCAGGCACCGACATCGAGTCACTGCCACACCTGATAGCGCTGCGCTCAGAGCTAGATGGACAGATCACCGAAGCAGTAGCAGCAGTACGTGGTGATGGGTACAGCTGGTCCGACATAGCCAAGCGCACAGGTGGCACACGGCAGGCAGCACAGCAACGATGGGGATAGCTCACTGCACACCATGATTCAGTGCACGGTGCAGCACGAGCCGCTGCCACGGCTCTAGAGCGGGTAGGCCCCACTCCATAGTCTTAGCGTCCAACTGTGTGCACTGATCACAGCAGATCTCCTGGTGCTGCTCCATGAACAGCACCACCGCAGGCTCAGGGCCGCTGCATTGCGCACCGCACCGCGTGCACCGATACACCCAATGAGAGCAGTACTTCCTCATCCGAGACCCACCGAGCCGGACACTGCGCCGAAGAACTCTGGGTGGAACCACGTCTTGCGGCCGGCCTCTACCTTGCTGCCCTTGCGCCTGTTGCACGGGAAGCAGAGCAGCTGGAGATTGTCCTCACTGTCGTCCTGGGTGATGGTCCAGGGAATGATGTGGTCCACCTCGCAGCGGTCGTCACTGCCGCACTTCACGCACACATACCCAGAGCGGGCAGCCACCCGTTCCCGCACGTCAGCCGGGATCTCCTTACGCTTCTCACTTGCCATACAGCGCCACCTCTATCAGCAGTTCCCTTGCAACACTGGTATTCCGATCGTTGTGCTCAGGCGGTATCGGCACACCCGCCCACACCATGCCGAGAGCGTGCTGCTTCAGAGCATCACGAGCGCAACGAGACATCACAGGGCAACCAGCACAGAGCTGCTGAGCAGCCTCACGCTTCGTACGCCACTGCCCGCCAGCAACATTCGCGTACTCGTAAGCATCAGCACGCCCTCGACACGGACTCATTCCACTGCCGGCTCTTCAATAACCTCAGGCTCGGTGTAGGCCCACGACATCGAACCCATCACGTTGCCCTCGGCATCATCGACCTGGACCACGATCATCTGCCGCTCAGCGTCATACGACGTGGTAGCGAACCGACCGTCCAGGCCGACGAGCGGCACCAACTGGCCGGCCATCAGAAGCCCGCCTTGTCGTGCCACTGGTACTCATGGTCGTCGTGGATGCCTACGTGACCTGCATCGCGCCGGCAACGTGCGGGCTGGTCCATCTCGTTATCGAACGGAGCGACATACCGCGAGGGACACTGCGGCTTGTCCACGATCTCGCCGCCGTTGACTTCGACTGCGAGCATGTCGGCACCGTCCTGGGCGACGATGTGCAGCAGCTCTTCAGCGGCCGATTGCAGCGACTTGCGCGCCGCCACGATTGAGCCGAGCGCCTGTGTCACATTCCATCGGTGATCGTCGGTCTCGGGTAGCCGGGACAGCAGATGGTTCGCTGCGCCCTCGATCACGATGGCCGGCCCAACTAGATCGGCTACTTGGAACGATGTCGCATCGAGCAACGTCGCCAGCTCCTTGTCCATCATCAGAACAACATCCCTTCAGGTGTGGGCACTGGCCCTCGAATGTGGTCGGAACCAACGAGAGTCAGGCCGCGTGAGTATCGAGCCGCCGCCGCCAGGTATAGGCCGGCCTCGGGCAGAGTGATCGGTTCGCACCGTCGGATCGGTGACGTGTAGTTGTTGGCGAGGATCACGGTGTCTCGGTTGTGAGCAGCGGTCGATACAACGAACGATGCGGTATCCGGTCTCGGTCCAGTGCTGTGCTCGAAAGCGAGATCATGTTCCGCACATACGGATTGGACTGCCTTCACTATCGACGGCGACGAACTGTAGAGACGTACAACGATCGTGCTCACCTGTTACTCCTTCCTATAGATGCGAGGGGGTCACCCAACCGAAGACGGAATGGGGGCCTTGCTTGGGGACCTCCCAAGCCACCTCCCAAATTTCCGAACCCCGTTTGTCCGCGCCAACGCCTCTAGCCTCACGTCCACTGGGACGCAAGGCCGTTCAGGTATTACCCACGTCGCAATGATCAGTTGCGGGCAGGTCCCAGCAGCTAGTTCTGCCGAGCTTCGTAAGGGTTCACATGACTAGAGCGGTCGGTTAACGTCGGACTCACCAGATAGCGACGTGCAACTGACTAGAACTCGGGGGCATCACCAGCCTCGACATAGCCGTTGCAATCGCAACCGGCAGTCCAGCAATAGATTTGGTCAGTCGCCATAACGTGCGAGTACCGGATATGCGAGCAACGCCCACATCGGTCCCACAGAGGGCTGGGCTTCTCTTTCACGGAGCCACCTCGCCATTCAGCTGAGGGGGATACGCAAGCCTGTTCATCGCATCGCGGCAGTCACGGCACACGTGCGGTACGGGAATGATTCGCTTCGGGTTGAACGGGCGCTCGCACACGTCACACACGACACGCTGCAAGCGGTCTCCGTGGTCGATCACGGCTTGTCTCCAGCAGCTATCTGCCAGTAGTGCGCACGATCGAGCTGGTGGGCCTGCTCGACCGTGTCCGACTCCATGTAGGCCAACTCGGCGCGCCGGTAGGCGTCAGCAGCGAGTACCTGGCATTCGTGGGCCGTCAGAGCCAACGTGCGCAACGCAGCACGGTCGTCGGGATCGGCAGGGTGGCTTCTCACAGTTCGCTGGCCATCGTCGTCCAGAACGACCAACGGCGCGTCGCCCTGAGCTTCTGCTCGGGCGACGCGCCATCGGTCTCACCAACTGACAGAGCCAGCTTCGCCAGCCCCTCAGCTTCGGCTCGCGTCAACCCCAGGCCGCGAGCCGCGTCTACCGCCGCCAACGAGACGACAGGCCACCTATTCGCCATCACAGCCGTCCACCGGGCAGATAGCGCTGATCGCTCACCTTGCGAATCGGGACCAGATGAGGGCCACGGACACCGAGCACGACGGCGATGTCCTCGCAGCCGAGCCACCAGTAGTCCACGTCGATTCCGTTGTCCATCGCCACGGAGAAGGGGCACTCACGAACATCACGGCCGCTCTCGATGCACTGGTACGAATGCAGGATGTAGACGCGCTGGTCTTCCGACACAGCACGACCGAAGTGCAGATTGCGGGCACGGGGAGCGCCGACGATCTGCTCGATGTCGTCGGCCGGCACGATCTCGCTCACCCTTGACCACCCGCCAAGGCGTACGCGTACAGCAGAACGAGCAAGGCACCCGCCACGCCACACGACGGCAGCAGCCACCACAGCAACGCCTTGCGTGCCAACTCGCGCAACTGCGCGCCGGTGGGCCACTGCGGACGGGCAGTCGGCGTCACGTACCGGGCGCTCATCCGCGCACTCCGACCGTCTCAGTGGCCTGCACGAGGTTCTTGTTATCGGCGCGCACAGCACGCGTGATGTACACGTAGCCGGGCTCTAGACGGACCTCACAAACCACGTTCTGCTCTGCGCCACGCGCGATGCCCAAAATTTCAAGAGCGGCTTGTACCTGTTCGTGGCTGATTGCCATGCTGCCTGCGCTCATGCGTCCGCCTTCTGATTCGCGAGAGATTCGATCTCGTCGCGGTCGAATAGGTGCGCGCCGGTGAGTCCAGGCATCTTGACTGCGGTTAGTTGGCCGGCTGCGGCGCGGCGGTTCACGGTGGCTTTGCTCACACCGAGGAGCCGAGCGGCTTCGGCTGCGCCAATTACATCCATGTGATCCACAACGACGAGCATGAGTCATTTGAATCGTTTGCGCAACCTACGCTCGGTTTGTTTCTAGTTGCGCCAGTTGACGCATACGCATACAGTGAGCGTTATGACCAGAGCACACGAGGCGGGACTGATCCCGGAGTGGACTGCTGCGGACAAGTTCCGCAAGGCGCGTGAGCACGCAGAACTGAGCCAGGCAGAGCTGGCTCAGGTGATGGGCGTTGGCCGCGCGACGATTGCGCGCGCCGAGCAGGGCACGTCGATGCCGCGCCGGCCTGTGATTCTGGCGTGGGCGATGGCTACCGGCGTTGACCTGGACTGGCTGCTAGGCCATGCCAGTCCAGACGGTGGTGGTGCCCCCAGTAGGACTCGAACCTACGACCTGCGGATTAAAAGTCCGTAG